AATGTAAATGCCATAGGTATGACCGACCTTTCGATAATTAAGGCTCAGGGTTTAATTCTTTAAGTAATTCTGCATAATGAATTATCTTATCTAAATCCTTGTGCCCATCCTTATCTTTCCATCTCATGGCATACTTAATGATGCACCCTTCTGGAAAGGGAATGTTGTTTTTATAAATAAATTCAACAGGTTGGATAGCATAGTCTTTATAATGCTTACCACCAACTTGTTTATCTTTAGCTGTACCCATATTATAACATACCTTTCGTTAAAAGTCAAGCATATTGTTTACGTAAATAATTTAAACTTACTGCCATTTCATCAAAGCTGCCATCATTAACTTCATGAAGCATATAGATGCCTCTCCAATGCTGGTTTCCTTGAGAGTTTAGGTAATCTTCATTGTGTTCATAACATGATCCAGCAATGATAGCTGTTATTTCTTTACCATCTGCTCTACGAGAATAAGCAATCTGTCTTCCTTGTTGGTGACCTGCAAAGCAGGACATGTGTTTCTTGTTGATGAGTGCCTGAGCACTCGTTACTGGTCTTCCCATAACTCCTGAAGCAAAGTAATGAGAGTAAGCAATACCATCAATCACTACTACGTCAAGGAAAGGATAAACTTCCCAACCATAATCTTCATACTTAAGATCATGTAGGCTAACTAAATCTTCTAGCTTCCTATCCCACTCAACTGCCCTAGTAATCCTATCTTCATGGTTACCTAGAGTAAGTACTAAACGAGGCATCCATCGTTTACGTTTACCTTCTATTAGTCTTTGCTGCTCTGCTTGAATAGGACTCATTAAAGCTTCCATACCTTTGTGTACTGCTTTAATGTCGGACTTGTATGTCCTCCCTTCAAAAGCTTTTTTACCTACATCATAAGAGGATAAACTAGGCATATCTGCAAAGTCACCTATACAAACTATTACATCAGGCTTCTTGTCAACTGCATACTCTCCTATCCATCTTAGATAGTCTACTGAGTTATTAGGTTTTACTTGACAATCTGGTATCACTAGGTGTTTCATGTATCTTCTCCATAAGTTCTTTATATGCTGTTATCCAGTCTTTACGAAAGTCTAACCAATGGAATTCATTTTTATCTGCCCATTGTGCATAGGTTGTTTTACTACGTTTAGTTATCCTATTATCAGGATTCATAAACAAAAAGATAATAGTTACATGAGGATTAGAATCTCTAAACCAAACCATTTTCTGTCTGGTAGCTAGATCTAATTTACCCTTAGCTTCTATGTATACATCCTTAAACATCTTAAAGTCAGGAATGTAAGTCCTTTCTTTTTCAGGTTGTATATAGTTTATTTTTGTTGGTTCATACTTAACACTTGGGAAATGTTTTTTAAGTTCTGCCCAAGCTTTAATTTCTAATTTACTTTTGAACGTAGGCATTAAACCTATCCTTCCATATATCATCTTCTGTTCTACGTATCCATAGGCAGGAGGCATTTCTAATGAATCTATCATCATCTGAGTACATGTCTTGTACTAACTCAAACATGTCCTGTTCAGTTTCTAAGTTAGCAAGCATAAGCTTTGCTTTCTTTTCTCCTATACCTTTAATACCTTTTACATTGTCTGATACATCGCCTTTAAGGCACTGTTCAAAGAATAACCTAGCACCCCCTAGTTCGTCTTGCACTAGGAAGGTGTCAGGTCGCTTCCAGTTTTTACCACTAATTGCCCAAGAGAAATGTCTGCCTGGTACTTGCAACAGATCCTTGTCTAATGTACATATAATTGTATCATCAGTTTGATGTATAGCAAGTGAGTCATCAGCCTCTAATCCATCAGGTGCTAACTCAGCGTTCATTTTATCTAAAGCATACTCTCGTACTCCTTTCAGGTGACTAGGTCTAGGTGCAGTTCTATTTGCTTTATAAGAAGGCAGGATTTCTTTCCTGAAGTTGGTATCCCCAGTAAGAAAAGCTCTGTATGAATCGGCTTTTACTTTAGTGAGAATACCATCTAACAGTTCATTAGCCCTGTATATAGCAATACCTATATCGTCATTCTCTGCTGATGCAGCACTACGAAAGCATACTAAGTCTAGGTCAATTAATGCTTGCACTAGAAGGGAATATCCGAAGGTACTTCATCTATACTAGGTGCTGATTTACCTAGTACATATCCTTCGTATTCCTTAGCAAGTTCAATAACATCTCTAGCCGAAGCAGAGGATGTATTGTTTTTATCTAGAGCTAGGGTAGCTACTGCATTACTAAGAGAAGATTGTCGTACAATCATTACTTGCCTTGCACTACGTTCGTCACTTGTTTCATAGTTACTACCTGTTACTCTTGTACCACCAGCTGCAGGTCTTGCAGGTGCAGATAGTGTTGCTGAAGATGATGGATTATCACCTAGAGCAGTCCATTGCCAGTAACCATTAGCATCTTTCTCTGTGGTTAAACCAACAACTTCTCCTTTCGTCCAACCTTGTGCTGCTTTAAATACTTCAGCATTGCCAAATGACATCAACTTCTTAGACTGTATTTGTCCTTGTTCATTTTTATAGGCAATCTCTAAAGACTGGTATGATCTACCATTCTTACCTTGCATTGTATTTAGAGCACCAACATCAACTACTGTGATTTGCATTTACTATCTCCATGTTACCCCAATTAGGTCCTACTTGACACTCAACCCTCATTGGGAGGTTAAAAGGTGTACCAAATAACTTATGAAAGTTCTTAGGTACGTCATTGAAACATTGATCAACAATGTTTACTATATCTATAGTATGCCACACTTTAGGATTAAAGTCAAGTATTATAGAATCATGTACAGTGTTGACCATTTGTATTTCTGGTTTACCTTGTAATCTATTTCTTAATGATACTCTAGCTATAGCCATCAGGTCTGCTCCTAATCCTTGTACTGGGTAGTTAAGTATCCTTGTTCTTGGGTATTTAACTTTACCATACTTGGTTAGTTCAGGTTCGTAATAGTATACTCGCCCTGTTGGCATTTCTAGTTTACGATCTCTTTTAGCTTTAAATACAATCTCTTCGTGCCATTGCATTAAACCTTTATACTTCGCATAAAAAGAATCAATTACTTGTTGCCAGAAATCTTCGTTACCTATGTCCCTAAAGTTAGGATCATTGGCATAAGAGAAAGCAGAGCCACCATAGATAAGTCTAAACACAAACGTCTTTGCAATGAGTCTAGTAGGTAGACCAAACTTCTCTTGGTTATCAGAGTGCATGTCTACTTCTTTCCATATCTCATCTAGAGCTTGTTTATCTTGACTAAGGAAGGTAGCACCTACCCACTCTAGTTGTTTAGCATCTGCTTGTAATAACATAAGTTATCCTTGTAGAGGAGGTAACTCTACTTCTGTTAATGGGGGTAGTATTTCTGGTAGTGTATCTTCAAATGTAATCTCTGGTAATGGTTCTGCTACTTCAGTAATAGATGTTGAAAACACAACCTCAGGCATTGTAAGTGGAGGTAGCTGTGTTACATTATCATAAGCAGGTATCTCAGGTAACAGTTCTACAGTTATAGTTTCAGGTATAGGTACTTTTGAAATGTAAACTGCTGTTGTTATAAGTCCTGCAAGTATAATTAAAAAGGTTATATTATTTGCATTTTGATTTAAGTTTCTACGTGCTTTACTTTTAAAGTTCATATTGATTCCTCATATCTAGTTTTAAAAAGTGTTTTAATTTCACCATCAAAGTTCTGTAAGTTAGGCTTACTACTTGATAGTCTTCCAGTTCTTGCTACACATTGATTGAGCTGACCATGTATAGTACCTTTCTTCCAGTGCTGCTCATCAATTAGTTTGTTAAGTCCACGATAGTATGTTGTCAATCTTTTCTCTAGTGTACTACGAGTCATGATAATATCTAATACCTCTTGCGCCTTAGCTGATCCTTTTAATGACTTAAGTGTTGCATCATCAGTAGAGTATAAACCTTCTTTAGCTAACTCTGTATTCTTTAGTGGAGTTACAAGTCTTGGCATATCTATTGTGTAGTCTTGCCATTGATACTTGTCTTGACCTTTCTTATCCCCTGTCTTATATACTCCAACAAGTACTTTACGTTTATTCTTAATAGTCCCACCATAAAGGAAAGCAGAAAGATGATCAACGCTGTTAGGATTAAAGTCATCATAGTTATGGTAATCATAGAGTTTCTTATTAAGCTTATCAATTTGATCTTCAAGTTCATTACCCAGTACTTCACTCCAGTCTTGATCATATAAAATTCCATTATATTCCATCTCCTCTAGTACTAGTAAGTCTTGGTTGTGTAAGCTAATAAGGTGGCGTATACGAGGGTTGTCTTGTACAACAGCTAACTGTTTTTTATATACTTCTTTAGTTAGCTCTACGTCTTTAACTAGA